TACAAAAATATATGTGGACCTGGAAGTACGAGGGGGGACGAATCACTGGCTTCACGTTTCTGAGGCACACTTTGCTGATAGTGCTAGAATCAAAGCCACAAAAGAAACAGTCCCACTCAACGGAATCATCACGGAAGAATCAACTGCAAATGGCATGTCCGGGGATTTCTATGTCAACTGGATCGACCGAAATTACAGGAGTGCCAAACTATTTTACCCATGGTTCATATTTCGTGAATACGCCATCCAAAACCATTCACTAAAAAACACCGAATTAACACCGGATGAACTTGATCTGATTAATCGCGTCAATTTGGAATATGGAATAAAGTTAACGTTGGATCAGATTGCTTTTCGTAGACAAAAACAATCTGACTTGAAAGAATTATTCATTCAGGAATATCCTGAAGACGATGTTACATGTTTCTTGGCGAGCGGCAACGCGGCAGTTGATCTAAGGACGGTTAAGCGGCTCATGGACGAGCTACCCTCGCCCCTTATCGCTGACGAAACGTTCGAGAAGTATATAGAGAAAGAGACGAAGAAGTCATACGTTATCGGTGCAGATACGGCCGAAGGTGTAGGCCGGGATTATTCAGTAGCTACTGTCTACGAGGTAGAGACATTAAGGCAGTGCGCACAAATTAGGCATAACCGTTGGAAGCCCACAACGTTCGCCTTGGAATTAGTTAAATTAGCCAAGCAATACACATCAGGTGAGCGCGCACCATTAATGGCAGTTGAGAGAAACAACCATGGGCATACTGTACTATCTGAATTGTACGAACACTTGCACTACGCCAATCTTTATTCTTTTAAAAACGACGATGAATATTTGGGTTGGCAAACGGATAAAATCACACGTCCGATCATGATTGACGGGTTCATTGATGGTCTAGAATGTGAAACGGTGCAGATAAATTCAATGGATACTCTTCATGAATGCCTTACCTTAATAGATAATAAAGGCAAAATAGAGGCTGAAGACGGCGAGCATGACGATTGTATTATAGCCTCTAGCATAGCCCTGCAGGTTTGCATCGCAGAGCGAAAAGGACTGGGCCAACTCGAGAATATTGGATCTAAGATATTGATTTAAGGGGACAAGATGCCAGAAGACATAAACAATCCAAAAATGGGCGGCAGTACAAACTTACTGGATGACTTTTATTTTGGCACGGTTGAAAAGACCCAGTGGGAAAGTGGGAATGTGGGATTTACCCAGTTTGGGCCCTACAACCCCTCAGACTTTTACCAGAAACGATCTGACTATTCAGTACCACAACAAATGATGAGTGACTCACAGGTCTATGCAGCGATGCAGTTAAAGATCGATCTCATTATAGGGAACGGTTGGAAGCTGGTCACACAAGATGAAAATCAAGAAGAAGTCACCGAAGAAATGATGCTCTACCTAGATAGCTGGATGGAAGAGCCCCTAGATTTAATGATCGAGGACATGGTTAAGAATAGCTATCAGTTCGGATTCTCTATTACTGAGAAGGTGTTCAAATTACGCGATAATAATTACCTCATGATCGATAAGCTAAAGACCACTCACCCGGGATCATGGACATTACATACAGATAAACTGGGCAATGTCGTTCGCTTTGAGCAAACAGGTATTGACGGCGATAGGGACATAAACCCAAACAGTTTGATTCATTTTAAGAACAATCCACAGTGGCAAAACCCCTATGGTACGAGTGATCTTGAATCCGTATTTGCCGAGTGGTTTTCTAAGCGCCAGGTACTTCGTTATTACTCTATATTTATGGAGAAATACGCTAGCCCAACGCCTGTAGGTAAATATAAGACAGGTACACCTAACGCTCGCATTACTGATTTCTTTAACGTGCTAAAGAAGTTCCAAGCCAAGACGGCGATTGTGCATCCCGATGCTATGGAATTGGAATTCCTTGAGACGAAATCAAATGGCGAGGTATATCAGAAGGCTCTTAATCATTTCAACATGGCAATAGGCCGTGGATTATTAGTCCCTGATCTGTTGGGCTTTACTGGTAGCGAATCACAGGCTGGAGGGTCACAAGCCCTTGGTCGCGAACAGATGGACGTATTTTTCAAGCATTTAGAGCGGCGCAGACAACAAATTGAGCGGGCAATTAATAGGCATGTAATTCAGCCTATGCTTTTCTGGAACTATGGCCAGATGCCTAACCCACCTAAATTTAAATTCAATCCAATAGCCGAAGACGATCTCCAATGGCGTGTAACATCATTTCTTGAATCTGTTAAGGCTGGGAAATGGACGGTATCCGATGAGGAAGTTAATCATTTCAGAGAATCTATACAATTTCCTACGGGAGACGTGGAAAGGCCGATGGGGGGTCAGGGAGACCCTAATGGACCTTTTTCTGATAATCCTTTCAATGATCCTTCTGGTGATATTCCCGCTAGTGATAATCCTAATCTTAGTCCCGACGAAGTAGAGGCACAGTTCCCTGTTGGGTCAGACGATCAGAACGCTCCCGAGAAGAAGGAAGAAACTAAAAAAAAAGAAAACGCAGCATTTAAGCAAGTAGATGGGGACTTCCATAAGCGCACTGATTTTAAGGCGTTAAGTAATCAGCTAGAATCAAACGAAAAGACCTTGATCGCGGAATTCAAACCATTAATGGACGAAATCTACGAAGACCTATATGATCAGATACAGAAGAAAAAAATCTTGGTCGACCCTGCTAAACCAGAGCGTATAAACACGCTAAAGCTAAAGAAGCTAAAACAATTGCAGTTGTTGCTCAAGAAACATTTTCGAGCCGCTGATAAACAGGCGCGTATGGTAGCACACAGTGAGATCAGAAAATCTGATTTCGGTGCTAAACTACCTAAGACCTATGCTGAACCATTGCCCAGCGATGAGTTTTTAGAATTCCTTGAAACCGAGACATTTGATTTCATTGGGTCGCCTGAAAAGGAAAAGGGCTGGGCATTTAAGACACTTGATAATGCTAAAATAGAATTAAGGGCGGCAGTCAAAGACGGCAGAAGCCTTAGCTCTGTAATTGGCGTTTTAGATGACAGGGGAAAAGAACTATCGACGATCTCTATGGAGAGATTCGCTAGAACTAAATTCACTGAGGTAATGAATAGAGGTAGGCAGGCTGAGTTTGAATCATTGGAAGTAAATGGTGAAAATCTCATCTCAGGCTACCAATATTCAGCAATATTGGATGGTCGAACGTCTAGAATATGTGAAGGCCTTCACGGCAAATTGTTTAAGCGAGGCGAAGAGCCTATTCCTCCCATGCACTTTAATTGTAGATCATTGCTCATCCCAATAACTATGTTCGAAGACTTTGACCCTGATACAAAGGTCGGGAAGACGAACATAAATACATTTATTGAAGACGAGCAAGAGGATACGGGCTTTTCAAAGAGGTAATATATGGATAAAGAATTTCTACATTACTTCATAGAACGAACGGACGAGCGGTTCGATAAGCTAGAGTCAAAGCTCGACATGTTGATTAAGTTTAAGTGGCAGATCATAGGCGGGTCTGTCACTGCCTCTGTATTCGTCGCCTGTATGGTTCAATTAGTTTTATGGAAGGTGAATTAGATGGCCTATAAGATATTAGATACAGATCAGAAGGCTATTTCGGGTACGGATCAAATAGCCAGGGATGGCCACGAGGGTAAGCGCACGTTAGATGTTACGCCATACCCTTCGCCAACCGGAGACCGTCATTTTCAAGATATTATGAGCGCTCTCGGTGAGATTTCTAGAACATTAAAACATATCAGAACACATCTAGAGGTAATGACTGAAGAGCGTTTTGAAAATAGCGATTTAAAGGAGAGCTAAAATGAATATAGAAGACGGTAAGGGCACAGGATATAAGGGCAGGGTTGATAGAAACAATCGGATACATACGCAAAGCGTTCAAGAGTCGGAAGCTCTACATGCGGCTGAATTGGGCGATGGATACAACATTAATACAGGCGATGTGACATTCACTGCCGCCGGTACTCTAGCTTATTTCAAGAACGATCAAACAGAGGATTTTGTTGTAGAGGCATTGGCCATCGGTATTGGTACTGGAGCCGTAAGCGAGATTGGTACATTAACATTAGTTCGTAATCCTACTGGCGGTGATCTTATCACTGATGCAACAGCTGTTGATATGAATGCTAATAGGAACTTTGGATCAAATCAAACGCTAGAAGCTACGACCTTAGCCTATAAGGGTAAGTCAGGCGGTACGATAACGGGCGGAGCGGATATTGCTCAGTTTTATCAGGGAACTAACGGAAGGCTATTTGCTACCATTAATTTTATCTTACCAAAGGGCGCTAGTTTGGGCATTAGGTACAATCCTAATCTGTCGAGCGGCAATGTTGTTGCCTACTGTGCTGTTATTGGGTTTTTAAAAGATCCAGAGAGTAAAGATTAATGATTAAGTCAACCCTTGTAGACGGAGACGGCCGTGGTAATAAAGCGGCTGTCGAGGACAAAGCGTTATGCGTGAGTGATCGTGGAATACCACCTCAGTCTCTAAACGGCGAGGTGCGTATTTTCCGTCAATACTTAACCGCAGATGGCACTCCGTCGGGGTCTAACGATATGAAGGTAAATGGCACGTCAACAGCGGCCATTCCTTTTTATGTCAGCGCTGCCTCGGATGCTGATAGGTATATATGTACACTTAGCTTCTTAATAGCCGATGCTAATGCCAATCTAAATCAGTTTGGAAATATTACTGCCCTATCTAACGGTTGTAATTTGTATTATGAGGATACGGATCTAGGGGACGTGACTATTGACGATGCGCTCACGAGTAATTTTGATTTTGTTCGTATGTGTAACGGAAATCCTTCTTTTGGTAACACTACGAACGTTTTCAAGGCTAGTAATGCGTTTGGCAATAGCGATGGATACTTACCTGTGCTTAATATAAAGGAAGTGTTTGGGCTTACTTGGGGTATTAAGCTAGAAAAGAACTCAACAAAGCGGATTGTTTTAGAGGTTAAGGACGACGCGACCGGAGTAGACGCATTTAACTGTATCGCCTACGGGTTTGATCGAATTAGATAAGGGGGGCGTAATGCCAGAGTTAAAGAGTATTAAGGGAGTCGAGATATTTAGCGCTGGCGTATGGAACGGCGATAAATACACAAAGAGCCAACGCGGCAGTTGTGGACAATGAACCTGTTGGCGCATGGTACCCGGGGATGATGGCCAGCAAATTGGAGACGGCAATAAACAGAAAAAGGGTCCCCACAAAG